CTAGCAACTGGTGGTAAGGCAATTATTACTTCAACACCTAACAGTGATGAAGATCAGTTTGCACAAATATGGAAAGAAGCTAACCTACGGTTTGACGAACATGGTAACACCCAGGCTGTAGGAAAGAATGGGTTTTATCCCTTCAAAGCACACTGGACTGAGCATCCTGAACGCAATGAAGAATGGGCAACTACAGAACGCAGTCGTATTGGTGAAGAACGTTTTCGACGTGAGCACGAATGCGAATTTTTAGTTTTTGATGAAACATTGATCAACAGTATTAGACTTGCAGGTATGGAAGGTACAGAGCCTATTATGAAGATGGGACAATGCCGCTGGTACAAAAAAATTAATCCCAAACATACATACCTAATTGCCCTTGACCCTAGTCTGGGCACAGGTGGAGACCCTGCAGGTATACAAATATTAGAGTTACCCTCATTTAATCAGGTAGGAGAATGGCATCATAATCTTACTCCCATACAAGGACAAGTGCGTATACTAAGAGACATTAGTCAACACATCAGTGATGAATGCAGTAAAAAAGGAGCCACTCCTAGCATATATTATAGTGTTGAAAATAACTCTGTAGGTGAGGCCGCACTAGTAGCAATTAATGAAATTGGTGAAGAAAGCATACCAGGGTTATTCCTAAGTGAACCTATACGCAAAGGTCATGTACGCAGATATAGAAAGGGATTTTATACCACACACTCTAGTAAAATTTCAGTTTGTGCCAAACTCAAACATCTAATTGAAAGCAATAGGATGACGATAAATTCTAAACCTTTGATCAGCGAACTTAAAACTTTTGTGGCCAAAGGACTGGGATTTGAGGGTAAATCTGGTACACATGACGATTTGGTTAGTAGTATTCTTCTAGCAGTACGTATGGCTATGGTGCTACAAGACTGGGATCCTGCTATCTACGATAAGATGCGTGAAGAAGCTGAAGATGAATGGGAAATGCCCATGCCTATCTATGTCAACACTTTTTAATAAATAATAAAATGCAAGCTATACAAATAATCTCCCAAGACCTGTTTGACAAAGTCCGCTCACGTTTCTCAAATTTAGAGATGGGTGATGAAACAGGTGCAGTTACTATCGATCCCGCAGAGGCTCGTTTCTTTGATTTTGACTTCGTACTAGAGGGCAACAATCTAGGGCGTGTTAGCATTAGCCTAAACGATCTAGGTAGCCTAAAAGTTTACTATAGCCAAGGCATTACAGAAAATCAAGATGATCCTGCTAAAAAACAGTGGTACAGTTTCTTAAAAGAAATGAGATTTTTTGCTATGCGAAGATTACTGAGATTTGATACTAGAGATATTGCTAAGACAAATCTTGACAAAAACGATTTTCAACATCTTGCAACAACGCAAGGCCCCAAGGAAGAACCTATGACAAACACAATGAATGAATCACGCTGGAATCACAAAAGCACAAAGAAAACTAGCCGTGCAGTAAAAGGACAAACAGAAGTTATTGTTCGTCATGCTAAATCAGTCGATGAAATGTATCCAGGTGCACGTAGTCAAAAGAAAAACATCAAGGCAATTTTTATTCAGAATCACGATGGGGAAAGATTTAAGTATCCGTTCATTCACCCAGCCGGTGCATTCGCTATGGCACAACACGTAGATCACGGTGGTATTCCGCATGATCCACCAGGCAAAGCAATTATCAATATGAGCGAACAAATTGCTCAACTACAAGAATTTCAACGTAAAATACATAGAGCTACCTTGCACGATGATGCAACAGGAATTACAGAACGTGCCCTAGGCCGATTAAATGAACTCAAAGCAAAGGTAGACGCACTAGGCAAATGCCACCATTATGAATCATGGATGGCAGAATTTAGTAATCAAGCTCCCATGGATGACGGTCTAGAAATGGACGAAGTCACTATGGAACAATACAAGCAAACATTTACACAAACAAATTTCCAAGAAGAACTGGCCGCATTTTTCCCCTTGCTACATCGCATCATGAGCGAAACTGACAGCATTGATTTAGATTCATATGTCGGCGAAGTTGTTGAAGAAGATGATGTAGAGAATGAAGTTAAAGAAGATGCATTTGATGCATTTGAACATTGGGCTGAAGCAGTTGAGCAAGGTAAACTAGCAGATGATCAAATTGAAGAACTAAAAAATGCTATTATGCAACTACCACAAGGTAACGATGGTCCTAAACTAGATCTAGGTCCAGACGGTCAAACAGCAGTTCAATTTTTCCAAGAGTTTGGATTAGATGATTCTGATCTAGAAGAAAAACTCAAAGACATGGCCAATGTTGACTCAACTACTGATGCACTCGAAGTGTTCAAACTATGGGCCAACAAAGACTATCCTGAGCTAGCAGTAGCACTAGGTATGAGCGATACAGGTGGACAACCTCAACCAGAAGCAGGTGCAGAACAACCTGCCGCTGAAAATGAAGAGCAAGGTGGTCCCGCTAATACAATGATGAGCAAGGAAAATGTAATTAGAGAAGTGGCAAAATTAGTTAAAAGTAGATACAACGAAGACAATCCAGAAGTAGGACCATTCAATGGTGCACCTAATATTGCGTTGGACGTTAAGAAAAAATGCAGTGAAATGTTTGGTGACCAAGTAGGCGATCAGGCAGAACAATTGGCAATGGAATTTATGGAAAAACTCAGCAAACGTTGGGAAGAAAAACACGGGCACATCGAAGATGACGGTTTGGCAAGACTAAAAGAATTACTAGGCAATGTAAAATCCAAAGTAGAAAGCATGGGTGATGTTGGAGGCCATCCTGGCAACAATATCATGAGTGCAGAAGGCGATAACAAAGACAAACCACCATTTGATCCAGATCCTCCCAAAGAAGGTCCACGCAAAGATCAGTATGGAAATCCGGTAAAACATGTGGCAAAACATTTGGCAAAGCAGGGCATGAAACAGGCAATGGATACAAAAGAAGATATCTTAAAATTAGCAGGTTTGGCAAAATAAATCAAAATAAAGCAAATTAATAGTTGCAATGATAAATAGATGTGTGTATACTTAACCGTATGCACACATTTTTCTTTTTAGTCAGTTGGCTTAAAAGAAGAGGCATAATATAACATTTATTAAGGAAAAACATTATGGCAACTTTAGCAGAAATCCGTGCGAAGCTACAAGCTTCAACTCAACAAAACTCCGGCAACGGCGGAGGTGACAACGCAATTTTCGCTCATTGGAATATTGCAGAAGGACAAACAGCAACTATCAGATTCCTTCCTGATGCAGACCCAAACAACACTTTTTTCTGGATTGAACGTGCAATGATTCGATTGCCTTTCGCTGGAGTAAAAGGTGACACAAACTCCAAACCAGTAACTGTGCAAGTACCTTGTATGGAAATGTGGGGAGAATCTTGTCCAGTTCTAACAGAGGTGCGTCCTTGGTTTAAGGATCCATCATTGGAAGATATGGGTCGTAAGTATTGGAAGAAAAAATCATATTTGTTCCAAGGCTTTGTGGTTGACAGCAAACTACAAGAAGACAAAACTCCAGAGAATCCTATTCGTAGATTCATCATGAGTAGCCAGATTTTTAACATTGTTAAAAATGCGTTGATGGATAGTGAGATTGAAGAATTGCCAACAGACTATGTCCGTGGCTTGGATTTCAAGATTGCTAAAACCAGCAAAGGTGGTTACGCTGACTATACAACCAGCAGTTGGTCACGTCGTGAGCGTGCTCTTTCAGAAGCAGAACATGCCGCAATTACGCAGTATGGTGTGTTTGATTTGAAGAGTTTCCTCCCAAAGAAACCCACTGATGTTGAACTCAAAGTCATCAGCGAAATGTTTGCCGCATCAGTTGATGGTGAAGCATATGACATGGATCGTTGGGGTCAATACTTCAAACCAGATGGTATGAAAGGTAATTATACACCTAATACCAATGCAACTCCTGCTCCAGCAGTAACTCCTAAGGCAGTAACACCAGTATCTGCTCCTATTGAGGATGACGAAGTCCCTTTTGAATCAGCGGCTCCTGCTCCAGCGGCAGCACCCGCGGCAAATGGTGATGCTGGAAGTCGTGCCGCAGATATTATTGCGATGATTCGTAACCGTCAAGCAAAATAAGGAGATAGACTATGGGAAAGAGCTTTGACATATCAAAGTTCCGAAAATCTATCACCAAAAGCATTGATGGACTCGGAATTGGATTTAACGATCCTACAGACTGGATATCAACAGGTAACTATGCCCTGAATTATCTTATCAGTGGTAACTTCAATCACGGAGTTCCACTGGGCAAGGTAACTGTATTTGCCGGAGAATCCGGTGCAGGTAAATCATATATCTGCTCCGGAAATATTATCCGTCATGCACAGGAACAGGGTATATTTGTTATTCTTGTTGACTCAGAAAACGCACTTGATGAGAAATGGTTGAAAGACCTAGGCGTTGATACTAGCGATGAAAAGTTGTTGAAACTTAACATGGCTATGATTGATGACGTGGCAAAAACTATTTCAGAATTCATGAAAGAGTACAAACTAATGCCCGAGGAAACTCGTCCAAAGATTTTGTTTGTAATCGATTCACTGGGCATGTTGC